ACTTGTTGAAAGTAGTATTGACCAAAATCATTTTCGTGGTCAGCATATACTACTGTAGCAAATAAAATACCTAAAATTGTTATGAGTTTTTTCATCTTACCTTTGTTTGATAAGATATTATTTGGTCGTTATCTTATCTTTGTTTAGTTCTTCATAATATTTATAAAAATCTTCAATTGCTTTGCCAAGTTCTTTTTCGTAATCTGCTTTGTTCTTTACGAAAGTCTGAACAGTACCGTCTTCACTAGCAAGCAAAATAACTATTTGTTCAATAGGTTTACCAAATGTTTCTTCAAACATATGAGCATAAGCCGTGGTTTGTAGAAAGTAATTCTCAATCCAGTCTTCTTGTCGCTCTTTGTTTGCTGTCTTAAAATCTATTACAGATAACTTACCATTATACTCAGCTACACAATCTACTTGACCAGCAATTGTAAGTTTTGGACTATACATAATTGCCTCTAATAGATGTATGTTATCAATTTGATCTATGTAAGGTTTCATTAACTTAAATAAACCTATTGGTAAAACGTCTCTAATACTAGGAGTTTCGCCTTTGATGTATTGTTCTACTAGTGTGTGAAATGCTTTACCTCTACGAGCTGCTCTGCCCATTTCCCAATTGGCAACATTCTCGCCAATGGCGTCTCGCCATTTCTGTAAGCCTTCTTTTTTTCTAATACCTAATACCGTGGTAACAGATGGATAGTTCTTACCATTAATATCGTAAAAACGAAAGCCGTCTATTCTCTTACCTTTAGTTTTAGGTAATACTTGTTTGTCTAATTCTATAAATTTAAATGTCATAATATCCTCACTATACCATAATTTAGCTTATTTGTCAAGCTTCATACTTAATTACTTCGGTGTCAAATCAAAGATTCATTAACTTCTTCTGGTGTAGGTCCGCCAGCAGCGTCTGAATATTCTTTTTGGTAAGCTGTTTTACCGTTAGCGTCTCTAAATGCTATCAAATATTCTTTTCTATTGTCATCACCATTCTTGTATGAGCAATGTACCCACCCACTATTTGGTTCGTCCTTTTTGTGGTATTCCAGAATTAACTGGTCAAAATCCAAGTTATCGTTTATCCAATCGGCCAATGTTTTATTCGACAATCCATAGATTTCGAAATCGGCCGCCTGGCCAGAGGCGTGTTGTGAAGATACGCTTGAGCCTATCTCTACACACAATTCTGGACTACGAAACCCACTTGATATTGATACAACTTTACCGAAATGGTCTCGGACTGGTTGTAATACGTGGTCACAAAGTCTTTGTAAGTTCTCAATATTATCCTCATTAGGATTATTATTGATATTCTTCCTGGTAGCTGTTTCGCTTTTGATAAGTTCTTTAAGCGAAAAGTTTTTGCTTAGTCTCATTTATTTTTTCCTTTGCTTTTAACTTTAACTTCTTTAGGTTCTTTAGTTCATACCAACTATATGAAGACCTATCATTATTTCTTATGTCTTCAGCTTCATTCACTTGTTTTTTTAGTTCTTTATGTTTTGCTTTCGCTTCCATAAATTACCCCCTTGTAAGTTTTAATACTTTTTCTATTTGTGCCTTAATGATTGGTCCTCTGTTTGGCCAATGTATGTAAGGTTCGTCTGACTTTGATAAGTTATATAAAAACGGTAATATAACTTTTTCAATTTCTTTAAATCTTTTTTTCTGTTCTTCAGTTGTTGTTTCTTTTGCTATAGTTTCTTTTTCTGCCACTATTTGCATTATCTCGTTCATCATTGACTTGATTGATGAAACATCTGATTTAACTTTTGAAATTTCTATATTAGAATTTTCTACTAATTTTGGATCAACAGCAGGTGTACTATCAGTTTTTGGCTTTGAAGACACCGGTGTAAAACCATAATCTTGGTCCATATCAAAATCTCGCATATAATCTGGTATATCTGCCATCTTATTTACCTCTTCTTTTCCTGTGTTTCGCTAATACTTGTTCTGTTTTAGATTGTTTGATTGTTTTTTTACCATATCTATCAGCAAGGGCACTTTTAGGGTGTGCCTCGGCTATTCTACTTAAATTATCTTTCCATCCGCCATCTTGTCTGTATGAGAGGCCTGAAACCCCTGCTACTATATTTATTGGAACAATAACCTGTGAAATGTGTTTATTTTTTGCTAGATACTCTTCCATTTCTGATATGGTCATCATATCGGTATGTTCTTTTTTAGATTTTTTATTGTAAAATGTGTATAATGGCATTAGTATGAATTATAAACCACAAATACAAGAGACATAATAAAACAGATAATCAAAATATGATTACCTAAATTCCAAGCACTCTTACCCACGGTGTGTGGATTTTTTGGGTCTATTATATTTTTCATTAACTTTTAAATGGGTCTTTAACTATAAAATACTTATCAAGCATTTCTAATTGATCATCATACTCAGCAATTATACCTAATTCTTTTTCAATTGTTTCTACAACATCTGGATGTTCAGCAATACCATTTATTTTTTCTAGTAATACTTCTACATTTGCTTTATGTTTTGCTATGTGACCTTTAGCGTGTTCTTGTAAAGCTTCAATTAATTTTGCTCTCATATTATTCCTCTATGTTATTGTTATATAGGCCATCCCATAACAACTTTTTTTCGTCAAAGGTAAATGGCCTAATCATATTTTTACCCTCGTCTCGTCTCTCTTTTGTTTGCCTTTTAGATTCTTCTAAAGACAACTTTTCTATTTCTTCATAGTCCATACTATTCTGCCTCTAACATATCTGTATACCATTGTGGTACAACAGATGGTGCTTTCCAGGTAGCAAATCTTCTTTTCTTCATAATATAATATTTACGATAACTTTGAACAGCGTCACCTGGTACTTTACATTCATCAGGCATTGCTGGTTGTGGATCAGTTGCTATCTTATTAATTTTAGAATTTTTAGGTGGTGATGATAATATTTCACCAAGTTTTTGTATAGCAACGTGGTCTTTTGTATGATTGTATCTTTTCTTATACTGATCATTCAGAGCCATCATATGTTTATATAACCACATATAGTTATAAGCAGATTCAAATAACCATATTGTACTAGGGTGTTTTACCCAGCCTGCTTTGTATAAGATTGTTTCTAAATTAGAATTAGGGTGTTTCCACCTTTTGATTTTTCTGCCATTGGCAGTTTTGCCATAATACTCTATACCATCTTGTACTCTATGACAAGTACACAATAATTGAGCAGACTCTAAAATCATTTTTACAACGTGTTTATCACAACTCATTTCAGCTGCCACAATTGGATCTTTATGTAAATAAAATATATTCATTAGTGTATCAACTTTCTCATAACAAAATCCATCATACCATATTGATTTGCTAAGTCAATCATTTTTTTATACCAAAGAGCTTTGAAGTCATCATTATTTGATTCAGCACAGGCCTTCGCTAAGTTCTCTAGTTTTTTTATTTTCTCACCTTTCATTCTCATTATATCCTCACTTGTAATCATAGTCTATAATATAACATATCCACCAGATATGTCAAGCCTAGTTTCCAACGTTGGCACCGTTAGTGATAATCGTTCTCACTATGGTAAAACCTGGATTATTCCAGTCCAATTTTTTGGTACAATCAGTATCAGTTAAACAGGTTGTTTTCATACAACCTGTAAGAGCTACTATGCTAATTATTAGTATTATTTTTTTCATTGTCGTTCCAGTCCATTATTTGGTCTATTTTCAATTTTATCTCATCTGGATCAAGGCCGTCTAGTTCTTTATAACCTAGTTTATTAACAAAACCTTGGTAACCTTTTAATTTTTTATTTCTTTTCTCTAACTTTTCTATTCTTTTTGCTAGAGTTTCTTTAGCGTTATTTGTTGTTAAGTTTTTTTTCATACGCCATTGATTTAATGATATGTTAGCCGCTATCAATAATAATACCGCTAATGGGTCAAATACAAATATCAATATCAGTATGACAATCCTAACAGCGTGGTCAAACATTTCTTTTGCTTGGTCACCATATATCATTTCAGCGATATACTTAATAGGTCCTACTTCGGCCTCTATTTTATCTTGTTCTAATTTTAAACTAGCTTTTTCATTTGTTAATTTAACAATTTCATCTGTAGCATTTTTAATTGCTAGATTTAATAAATCTCGTTCTTCTTTTTGTTTCTTTCGTTCTTTTAAACCTCTACTAACATATTCTTTATCAATATAAACATCTAAAGCTTTGTCTAATCGGTCAAGTGTATTTTGTGATCTAGTTATAATTAGTTCTTGTTGATTGATTTGATTATCTAATAGTTCTATTTTTATATTATTACCTGAAGTAGGTTTAACTTGATCTAGGTGTGCCTTTGATAAGAAACCAAAGATACCCATTGATGTAATGAATATTAATATTATTATTGCTAAAAACAAATAAGTTTTTAGTAAGCGTGGTATATTACTATGCCAATTGTGATACAACCAACTGGCTGCCACAAGTTTACCAACTTCTAAAGCAGAGCCCATAGCAACAATAGGTATAAAGGCACCAGCAAACAAAGTTGCTAAACCTATTATAGAATACCCAGCCGCTATAACAGATATGCTAATGGCCGATATAAAAGTTAGTAATGTTAAAAACATAGTTATATTTATTTGATTGATTTATCTGTGGCAAAAGTATTTTCTAACTTTCTTACTTTCTTAATTATTCTAATAACTCTTTTGTCATAGTCAACTGTTGTTGAAAACTTATCTAAAGTTTTAATTAATTTTATAGGGTCAACAGTTTCTTTTCTTTTTTCCCTAAACTCAGCATATGCTGGGTGTTCATTTAATAACCTAACATACTCTTTTACACTATCACATTTACTACCAAATGATCTAACACCCCAACCTGGCCATTTTTCTACTCCTACAGGTAATAAGTGTGGTGTTTTTTCGCTAAACGTTCTAATACCAAATAAGTTATTTGCCTCTGTAGCAAATCTACTCATACCCCAACCACTTTCTAAAGCGGCCTGGCCTACAATCATTTCATAAGGCACTCTTTTATCTTTTGGTGTTGAAAAGTTTATATAGTTTATACATTTATGTAAAGCTCTAACAAATTGTACATCATTAGTATATGTAAATTCTGGTTCTCTTAAATCCATATCTTTGATTTGATTCATATAGAATATATCAAGTTCACTATTTACTTTTAATTTAGCGTGTTTATTAGGGTGAAAAGTACCATACCCATAACTTAATAATGTTAATATAATAAGGGCTAAAATAACTTTAGACCAGTACCAAGTTTTGTTTAATGTTTTTTCCCAATTAAAGTTTTTTGGCATAATAATCATATCCTCCCCATTCTTTACCGTCTTCGTCTTTAAATGATTCTAATTTTATTTGAGTAAAAGATAATTGTGGTTCTAACTTTCTTACCTTTGAAAAGATAACAGCTGCTTGTTTGTCTGTAAAATTGTCGTAAACATCTTTTGCCCATTGACCAGTATAATATACTTTACCTGTGCCTGATAAGTTAGATGGTTTTACCAATTCACTTAATAGTATTAACGCCTCACCTACACGCTGTTTAATGTAAGGGTCTAGCTCTTTCACTTTTCTCATAATATATCTCTTTCTTTTTTTATTATAGGTCTAAACCTATAGCGTTTAACTTAGGCCTAAAACTATAAAATAGTTTGTTGTGATTACCAGTATCACCAACATTAGCCATTTGGTACAGGTGTACCATTTCGTGGCCTAAAGTGTCCACAAAATCTTTTTTATCTCTATACTCAGGCAACATTTCTAAATGAAATTGTTGTGTGCCTTTTCTTTCCCATATCCAAGTTGTTACCTGACCATAACAAAACTTTTTAGATTTATCTTTGTAAATCTTTTTAATCTGTATATCATTAAATGGTGCTAGTTTATTTTTAAATACAGCTTTATTAATCATATTAAAAAAGTATTTTATATCCTTGTAGGTAGTTTTATACTTCCTTCTGGATGATAATTCTCTTTTCAGTTTTTTTTTGATTGTTGCTCTTTCCATTTTTCCTCTTTAAAGTATTGTATTATTGCCATAGTTAAACACGATAATATAATTACTTTCAATTCAAATGGAGTTTCTAAAAATAGTTCTATCATTTACAATCGTCCTCTATTTTAGATCCTTCTAGTAAAGCACACTTGTATTTTTCGTCTGCCTGAAGTCTTAAATCAGACATAACACCGTCAAGTATAGCCGGTAGATACGCTTGAAGTATTGATACCATTTCTATTGAATACTTATGAGCAAGTTTCTCTAATTCATAACTCATCAAAGCATTTACATCAATATCAGTACCATTCACTTTAGTTTGTATAATATGGCCAATCACCGCCTTATTATAATCGTCATCTGCTTTTGCTATATTTGAAAGTAAACCCCATATCAGGCCATTTACTATCAATATTGTCATAACAAACTTTTTCATAATATATACCTCTCTTTATATTTATTAATATAACTAATATATCATATGTGGTGGGTAAGTCAAGCGCTAAAAAGCGTTGTAGGATGTGAGTTTTTTTAAGGGCGACACAATGGACGCCCTCAAAATTCGTTGATTCTTAAGCTTTTTTCATAAAATCATCATTCCAGCCAAAAGCCTCTTTTACAACTGCCTCTGTAAGGCCTTTGTAAACTTGGTTTAATCTTTTGTCTTTAACGTTGATTATTAGATCAGCTTCTGTTGTGTGTAAACCCTCTAACATCTGAATAAACAAGGTTTCTTTTCTTGTTTTTGATAAAGTGTTGTTACCACCTTTTATGAAATTATACAATCGTCTTGTTTCGTTTCTTAAAAGTGTGTGCTCTGTACCAACTGGTGCCTCGTTTGCTATAAACGGTGGTGTACCATCTGGTAAATCCCATTCTACTTTAGAATAGAAAGCTGCCTTTAATAGTTGTCTTAAATACGGTTTATCGTTTTGTCTTAAAACTTCTATCTTTTTAGGCTTGTCTTTGGCATTATTAACTTTAGTAAAAATCTCGTGTACGGTTTCACCGGAAACACCAGAGGTGCTTGCCATAGTTTCCATAGCCTTCTTACTCATTAAGTTAGGGTTTTGTGCTTGTTCAGCCATAATTATCTCCAATATATATTGTCAAAAATCGTTAATGTTTTCAATCAATGATTTTAATTTGTGTTTCATAAAGTAAGGTAACAGGAGCGACCTGTTTGGTACTTTATAAGACCTGTAGATATTTATAATAGAATCTTCTATCGTTTTTGGTATTTGTGATAGATCAATTAACTTCTTATTTCTATTATAGTTCTTTTTTGTTTCTGAGCCAAGTGGTATATTATCTAAATTAGACCACTCTTCCAGTTTTTGTTTAGTAATAGGTTTCTGCCTATCACCTCTAACAAAAATTTCGTCATCTGATAATATGTTTGGTACACCATCTGATCGGTCACCTTTTATTATCTGTTCTCTTAAAAATTTTATAGGGTCTTCTTGTTCACCAATAAATGATTTTAAAAATGGCGACCATTGATATACATTACCATAATGATGTAGTTGTATAAAGTCTTTATCGCCTGATACAACTAGGTAAATATCTTCTTCTTGTAATTTAATTAGTGTCGCTATAATATCGTCTGCTTCAGAGTTCTCTACATACATTACAATGTAAGGAAAGTTATCTCTGATTTCTTCTTTTATCTCTGTAATAATTTTAAATATATTATCCCAATCAAAAGGACCATCTTGTCTGGCCATTTTTCTACTATACTTGTATCTAGGGAAAAAATCTTTTCGCCAAGGATCGCTGGCGTCTGAACATAACACCATTGTACCATATTCTTGGCCAAACTTAGCATTAAAACCTCTCAATGATGTTAAGACCATATGTCTAATCATTTCTTTATTAGGTTTAACATCACCTTTACCTCTGACCTGTGCCATAAGGTTTGATATTAACACTTGATTGAGGTCAACTAATATCATAAGTATTTCTTTTTATACCATTTATAAAATTCTTTATCTTCAAATAATTCTACTATTTCAGGTGCTGATACCTGATCACTTCTTATACAATCAGCATAGTTTTGATAATCTGCTTTTTTAATTTTAGTTTTCATACTGTATCATCACCATAGTAATGATCTGACAATGGCCCTTTTTTTCTATTTTCAATATCTCTTAATTTTTTTAATTCTTTTTTCTTATTATAATTTATAAGCAAAAAAGCTATAAAGAAACCTACAAAGGTTACTATACAACCTAAAAAACCTAATAAAAATCCGTGTTCTAAATCCATAAAATGATAGGTGGCGATTGCTCGCCACCACACCGTTAATTTAATTAAGCGTCAATAGAAGCAACTGTAGCTTTTGTAGGTGCTACAACTGAAGCATTGTCGTATTTGAAAGGCGTTCCGTATAACGCTTTGATACCAGCAGAGATAATAGCTCTCGTTGGTGTACCAAGTCTGTACACGTGTTTACCTTTTACTTTTGAACCGTAGACCATATAGCCTTCAGCTCTTAAAGTATCAACCATACTTCTTGGTGATTTAAGACCAAACTTTGTGTTTAAAGTCTTCCAAGCAATTGATTGCCCTCTTAATAAAGCATTAAGAATTGTTTGTTTTTTAGACAAACTCTTTCTGCCTCTAGTTTCTGTTTTTGTATTTCCAAACATAATTTTCTCCTTTATATTTTGGACTATTTTACAACCTGCTAAGGCGATTACTTTATGTAATTCCGTTATCGTCATCTGGATCAAATGTTATACCAGTTTCGTTTAAATCTTTTAAATCTTCTTTGACCTCTTTACTCAATGGTTTACCATTTTTAATTTTAGTATCGGTAACACCCGTATAGTCTATTTGAGCAGATTGAGTTCCGTCTCTGTTTACCTTTAAGTTTACCATTTTGTCTGATAGTTTTTGTGCTGGGTGTTTAATATCAAAATCTCTATACATTAAACCTCTCATTACATCTACTAACAAGGCCAAGTCTTTTGTAAAACTATGTTTATCAGTTTTAATTGCCATATCATAAAATTGTTTTAATAAGTTCATACTCATATCATCAACCGAAGTTTCAACAAATTGTTTTGTTTGTTGCTTTTCTATTTCTTTGGCAACTTTATTACCCATTTTACGTCTTTGTTCATCAAGTTCTCTACTTCTTTGATTAACAATACGATTTTTAGGAAATGGTATTATCTTATCATTACTCACTTATAATCTCACCCTTAAAATTAACTTTACCTTGTTTTTCAAAGTATTCTATTAATTGATTATAACCACCAATCAACTCGTCATCAATCTTAATTTGAGGCATAGCTCTAACATTTTTACCTATGTCTTCTAACATTTTACTAGGGTCAGAGCCAAAGTCTTTTTCTAATGACTTTTCCTCATACTCTAGGCCAAGGTTTTTTACCAAGGTCTTGGCCTTGGAGCAGTATATACAATTATTCTTACTGTAAATTGTTATTTTCATTTGTATTACCTGTATTTTCCAATAGTTGTTTGTAAGCAATATCAGACTTCTCTTTTAACTTAAAAGAATCTAATGCTGTTTCTATGGTATAATTATACATTTTATTATACTCACCCATTGGCAATCTTAAACCAATCCAAACTCTATAATATCCGTTTTTAGTTATTGTAACGTCTTTTTGCCACATTTCATAACCTCTAACTTGTGTTTTAGATATTATATTGATTAATGTAACCTCAACATCTGTCACAACGGACATTGAATTGGTTTTACCAATTTCAGTTATGTATTGTTTAGATTGTTTGTTCATTTCACCCTTTACAATATCAGCTAAATCAGCCTTGGCAATCATCATACCTTTTTCGATTGCTAATTGTAAATCAGGCGACACGGCAGTACCAACACCAAAGATACACTCTTTGTTTTTGTTTTTACCAAACTTGGTCGTACCACACGCTTTCTTTACTTTAAAGTCATTCATATACCAGCCAGGTACTTTATTCAATACCTTGCCTTTTTCTGACTTCATCTTATAAGTTGTACTAGAACAATTTGCCAAAAGCAAACCAGCCACTAATATACCTATTACTTTTATGTAGTTTTTCATATTTTATCCACACTCCTCTCTACATTATATAACAAATCTTTCAAAAAGTCAAGCCCCTGTTGAATATGTACAAAAGCCTCACTAGAAGATACACCTGTCATTATCATTATTAAGAGAGCGATTATGATTATATTCTTAATCATCTAACCTCCCATTCACCATTTACTTGTAAACACACTTTTCCTGGTGTTTTAAAAACGTGTCCCTCCCGACTATAATATCGGCAGTATTCTGGAGCATATGTGTCTCTGTAATAAAACTGAGCAAATAACTCCCAATAACCTGGTGTTTCAATACCTTTTTTACCATCAGCACACTCCAAAATTTCTTCTTTGATAATCTCATCACCTCGTTGTTTGATTACCACTTTTACAAAACAATACTGACCATCTGTTTTTTCTGGTTGTATTGATTTAATTTTACTATGTAATATTTTTTCACCACCAAATACATATGTACATATTAATATGGCAAATATTGTATAAAACATTAATTTCATATATTGTCTAGGATCAAAAGGCATTATTTAACACTCCTTTTCAGATCGTCTCTATTGTTTACAAATACTCTAATCAATCTGGATACATCAACAGTTTCTTCTTTTAATGTCTTTGGATTTTTAAATATAACTCTACAATTATTCACTTTCATTTGTTCATATTCTTTATCATCTACCACAACAGCGTCATCTGTATGTTTACGCCAATCGTGTGAAGAATAACCTAATACATCATTACTCATAAGTCGGATCCTCAATCCATCTGCCATCTGGTAACTGACAAGCAGTACCAAATACCATTTTTCTATTGACGCCACCAATACCTAATAACGGCCATTGATTTGTTATATCAATCGTAGCGTCATAATTTTTACATTTAATAGGCCCTTTCATAAAAGACCTAGTTGTTTTAATAATACCAGAATTACCGGTCTTTTGATTAAACCAATTAGTATAACTTGAACCTTGTGGCCCATTGTTTAAGTGATCTACAAACACGGCATTGTGAACATCATAATCTGAATTGTACATAATTTCAGCACCAGCAAAAGCACCAACCACAGCACAACCAGCGATAGCATAAGGGTTTTCAATACCCATAGATACACAAGTACCTGTTGTAGTTGTAGAACCTAACACAGCACCAGTATGTGATCTGTTAGCACAATTAGTTAGCAATAAACTAACTAGTAAAATCCATATTATTTTTTCTAATCTCATCACAAATTTTCTGACTATCAACACTTTTAACAATGTAATAATCTTCGTTATTATCAATCACAAATTTATTATAATTTTGTTTTTGCCAGAAAGTATGTCCTCTGGCAGAAACAGGTCTGAATAAATGTGTGCCATCATTGGCACTTGTACATACAAAATCGCCAGGCATTATTGATTACCCTTAAACATTGTAAACGGCCATTTAGTTTTCATTTCAGCCCAACTTTTTGCTTGATACTCTTTTGTTTCTTCCCATTCATTTTTTAAATGGTTACCAACTTTACTTGGTGTTTCAGCAATCGCTGTAGCAAACTCTTTAGGAGTTATTGTCTTTTCATCAGCTTTAGCCATACTTACCGATATAAGAATAACTGCTACCAATGAAACGGCAAATAACGTTGTACTTTTCACATTCCACATATTATATTTTCCTTCCCATAGTTTTAAAATCCTTATCATCAACAATCATATAAGGACCCTTATTGTATGCCACACTAATTGTTTTACCAGCAGGTACTCGTGTAGCATATTTCTTTTT